CGCCCGTCATCCCAGCATCTAACGTGATGCCGGACCACGTTGATCCGCCATCCGTCGATTCGGCCAAGCCGTTCGCCTCATGCCGCGTGATGATCAGATGGTTGGAGTCATTCGGATCGACGCTCGGCGGATAGACATCCTGCGTGGCAAAGGGCGTCACGCTGTGATTCGTCCAGGTCACGCCATGATCGGTGGAGACGAAAAACCCGAGGCCGCCGCCCGCAATGCCGCCTTGATATAGCGTGCCATTCGGGGCAATCGAAATCTGCCCCGTCATGGTGGCGTTAATTTGCGTCCAGGTCAGGCCGTAGTCGAGAGATTGATAGATGCCGTTGGCCGCCAGCGAGCCCGCGAACTGCGCAAACATCCGGCCCTGCAGGGTCGGATCCGTCACGACGGCATTCGGGCCGACGGTGATGTCGACCCCGGCAGGCGTCACGTTCGTCCATACGCCCGCAGGGCCCGTAATGGCCCCTTGCGCGAGCGCGGTCGGTAACATGCCCCCGACCAGACGAGGGATATAGAACGTCGGCATGAGACGAAAAACGGAGCCAGCCGCAGCCAGCTCCGTCCCTTCCGGCCTTAGCCGATTTCGCGATAGACCACGCCGAAGGACCAGCCGGTGAGCGTGCCGGGCGTCGACGTGAACTGACTGAAAAAGCCGCTGGTGCCGCCCGGCATGAACTGCATCGTCTCAGCAGGCGTCGGCACCCAGAGCCAGCCGTTCAGGACGTTGAAATTGTCCGGATACACCTTGATTTCCGCGCCGCCGCCGTTCGCGCTGGAGTTAATCCCGGCCGTGCCCGCCGCGCCGGTCGTATTGCCGACCAAGTTCGCCGTGGGCAAGCCCAGGGACGTTTTGGCAGGCGTGGCGCTCACCATCGTGGGGAAGACCGTCACCTTCGTGCCGAGGCAGACGCCTTGCTGCGCGCTGGTGGCGTTGGCGCGCTGGCTGACCCACGCCCGGAGCACCTCAAAACCCGGGACGCCTGCGCCGCCTGCGCTGGGGTTCAGGAACACCAACTGGGGTGAGGCTACTACCGTCTGGTTGTCGCCCGATACCGTGTAAGACCGATCAGCCATGAGTCAGATCCTTTGTCAGAGCGGGGCGGCCATCGGCCTGCAATACGAACCGCTGCCCCGGACGTTCGTAGTCGATCTCTTTCCCCGTGCGCACGTCGATATGTTTGTAGCGCGGCACCTGTCCCGTGCCCTTGCATTCTGGGCAATCCACCACGCTATCCGTGCCCGTCACCGGATTGCGGCCCAACCACATCTTGCCGGGAAACCGCTTGTTATCACTGCAGGCGATGCAGCGCATGGTTCCGACCGGCACGGCGATGAACGGGACAATTTCGGTCATGCACTTTTCTTCGCGGTCCCGTTCGCCTTCGGTAGCCCGCCGACCAGCGCCTCCAGATCATCGGCCGAGAATTCGGCCAACTGTTCCTGAATGGCCTGCATCTGCGCGCGCTTGGCGCCGTTGACCACCAGATCCCGATCCGCAGGCGACAGGGACGCCAGCATGATCCGCATATCGGCCATCGGGTCCGGCGCTACGAGGCCCGGATCGACTTCGACATAGCCTTCCGCCAGCTTCGCATCGTGGTCTGACTTCGACCGCACGCAGATTTCCGTGCCATCCACCGCCCAGAGCAGGCGCGGATAGGGATGCGTCTTGTTGGCCTCCGGATCGTCGCGCGGCCCGACTGCCGACCAGAAGAATGTCGGGCGCGGGTCGTCGGCCGTGGGCAGGAGCCGCAGATCATGTAGCTGCCGCGGTTTGAACGGCGAGGCCTGCCGGGCGGCCATCCCTGAGAGGGTCAGGGATCCGTTGTTAATAGCCTGCTGGATTTGCGCGAGAAGTTCAGGCGATAAATCCATTAGGGTTCTTCCTTGTGACCCTCGGCCACCTTCGCCGCATGGGTCGCCTTGTCATACACCGTGATCTCAGTCCCGTCAGGCGCCCAGAGCAGGCGCGGATAGCCGCCGACCTGCTCAGGCCCCGACAAGATGTCGGCCACGCGCGGCTGTTCGGGCGCGGCCTCCGGTTCCTGCCACTCGTCCGTGTGCTTCTTCGCCATAGACTCCCCTTCCTACAAGCCGTTATCCCAGCGTCACGCCTGCGCTCGAGCAATTCGCCACGGGCGCCCAAGTGCCGTTCTGCGCCTTGATGGTGAAACACCCGTTGATGGTCGCCGGGAACGTCGCCATGTCCGAAGAGGTGGTATTCCCATAGAACCCCGCGGTATACGTGATCGTATGCGCCGCGGCCGTGGTCGAAATGAAGATGATCGTATTCTGCTGGTCGATGGCCGGAGCCGCGAGCGTATAGGCGCCAGCGCTGCCCTTGGTCAGGTAGATGATCGTGTTGTTGACCGGCACCGTCCCGGCGCCGGTGGGACCGGTAATCGCGCCATCTGCGCCGAAACTCTGCGTGTAGGTCACGTTCGGCGCCACGAGGCCCGCCGACACAAAATCCGTCGTGGGTCCGAAAATCACGGGCGCCTTGACGCCGTGCGGTCCGGCCGGCGTGCCATTGTAGCCCGGCACGACTCCGATGGACGGTGACAGACTGATGTCGGTGACGCGGAGCATTTCGCCGTCAATCAACATCAGATGTTTCGGCGCGATGCCCGACGCCGACGTGAGGGACACCAGCACGTCATTCTGGGCCTTGGCGCCGGAGAGTGTCGTAGCCGTCAAGGCCATGTCAGAATCCTTTCAGTTCGGTTTCCACCAGCGAATTCGTGCCGCTGAAGGACGCGCCGCCGTTGAAAGAGACGCCGATGATGGTATTGACCGGCGTGGAATCGAAGGCCGAGGACACCACGGACAACTGGCCGAAGCCTGACGCGCCGGTCGAAATGAGGCCGGTGGCCGCCAGCGCATGGCTGCATTCGCAGACACCCACCAACACCGCCGCACTCCCGATCAGCCGGAAGTGGGCCGTGACGGTGAACAGCCCGCTATCAGCCGCCGCCGTGCCGGCGCCCCACGTGAACGTGAGAATGGCGGCATCGGCGGTGCTGCCGGCCGTCCCGATCCGCACGATCACGGTCGGGGTCGCGGTGCCGGCGGCGGTCTTGACCATGTCGAACGTGCAGACATACCGCATGCCCAGCACAAAGGCCGACGGGGGCACCGGAATCGCGCTGCCCACCAGATACGTGTCGGCCGCATACGCGCCGGAGACACTGGCCGGGCTCGTATTGGATTTGATCACGCCGCTCTGCAGCGAGGTGCCCGCGCCGAAGTCCAACGGACTACCAAAGAAGGCCGGGGCGCCGTTCTCATGCGGCAGCGCCAGCGATCCGTTATAGCCCGACACCACGTTGATCGTGGGCGTCAGCGTGGCATCGGTCGCCCGATACCATTCGCCTTCGCAGTAGATCAAGTTGCCCGCCACCAAGCCGGTGGCCGAGGCCAACTTGAGGGTTTTATCGTTGGGCGCCTTCGCGAGGCTCAGGGTCGTCTGCGTCAGCGCCATGATTAGCCACCCACCACGCAGGCGAGCTCCTGCCGAAGCACGGCCGTGCCGTAGAGCACGTCCAGCCGCTGGATCCACTGGTCGGTCGTTGCCACGTAATCACGAATCACGCGGATCGACTTGCCCGATTTCTTCGAGGCCGCCCGATAGGCGCGGTCCGTGCCGCCCGGCAGCGGCATATCGACCATGGCCAAGGTGCCAAAATTCTTATTGGCCACCATGTTGAATGGCGTCTTTTTGCCGGTGATGGTCGAGAAGTTGGCCGCGGGCGTATCGTAGACGTAGATGGCCGCGTTGACCGGGGGCTGATTGCTGACATTTTGCAGCTGGCCGCTGTAATACAGCGCGGGCGCGAACGGAATGGTCAGCGTGCCACTCACATCGGAGGTGGTGGCGGTCACGACGAATTGCTGGGCCTGCCCCATGTCCTGATAGTTCTGGGGGTTCACCACGTTGACCGGCGAGGACGCGGAGATAAACGAGAACTTGTCCCCGGCGTTCAGCGTCGAGGCGCCCGATTGCCATCCCGTGGTGGACACCGTCGTCGCGCCGTTGCTGGGTGCCGTGCCGACCACTGGCGTGCTCGTGCCGAGCGCGCCCACGGTTTGCACGTAGATATTCTGATCCATCCGCCACGCCATGCCCAGCGTGCCGCTCTTGGTCATCGACCCAGTATCGTATTGGCTGCTGATGTCCTTCACGCTGTTGAACAATGTTTTGAGGTTGTCCATCAACGTGTAATCCGCGATCGGATTCAGGAAGGCATACCGATCTTCCGGAGGGCAGGCGTTGTTATCGAGCTTGACTTTGGCCAAGCCGTAGGTGCTCAGCGCCGTCGGCGTCGTGCCGGGCGTGCCGACCCAGTTGTTGAGGCCCTGGGCCAGCGCGCACACGTCCTGATCGATCAGGTTGGAGAGCCGCACAATCTGCGGATAAAGGATCCGCTGGCGATAGTCGTCGATGTCCAAGGTCAGGTTCTGTGAACTGACCTGGGTGTCCACGCCCCGCTGATACGACAGCGTCAGCGGCACCTGCGTCTCGGTGATGGCTTCAATCTGCGCCGCCTGCCCGAGACGACCCAGGTAGCGGGGCGGCTTGCGGATGTTCAGCGTCTGCCCGAGCACGGCGCCTCCGAATTTGAACTGATCGGAATACTCGCCGTTGATCGCCACCATCACATCGTCTGTGTTTTCCAACACATCGAGGGCTTCCATGGTGACGACCGAATTCGTGAGGAATGTATTGGCCATCTGGCCACCCCGCGTTTACCGTCGATTGCGCCGCCGTTGTTCGTTCCGCACTTGCTGATACCGTTCAAAGTTCCCAGTATCGGCCACGTCGGACAGAGAAGGCGCAGTCGTTTGGCCCCCGGACCCCACAGGCTGGATTGGGGCGGGGAGCGTTGGTAAAGGCGGCGCGGCAGTCGAGGCCTGTGAAACGGCTGCCGGTGCCGGTGCGAGGGAGCCGAGCAGCCGCCAGAATTCCAGCGGATGCACTGACGCCACTTGCTGCGCCAGTTCGGCATTCCTCACGATCGCATTCTGAATGTGCGCACTGTCGGGATGCTGAATAATCGCGGCCACGCGATCATTCGGGATGGGCACGTGTGCCCCCGGCCCGTTCATGCGCACCGCATCGAAGTCCGGATAGACCTCACGGCCCTTGGCCCATGTTCGTTCGGCCTGACTCATGAAATCGCGAGAGGCCCGATCCGCTTCGATGCTTTGTCGGATCCGGGCGTCGATATCGAGTTGTTGCTGCTCAGTCAGCCAGCGGCCGGAGTCTATCACGAATTCGCCGTAGGTTTTGTATTTTGTGCCGACTTCATCTTCGGAGGGCTGTGGACGGCCCTGCGGCGGCGGCTGATAGGCCGGTTGGGAATATCCCGAATTCCCCCCGTTCGGGACCGACGGGGAAGACGGCGCAGGCGCGGGCGAAGACGCAGCCGGGGCCGCAGGGCTGGGCGCGGCGATCTGCGCTTTGAGCGCATCTAACTGCCGCTGGAGTTCAATATTCTGCGCCTCGAAATCTTTGGCGCGCTTGGTGAGCTCGGAAAACCGCTGCTGCCCGCGTGTGGGTTTCGGCGCATGGGCCTGCGCATCGGCAGGCGCCGCGGGCGGTTCCTCGACCGGCGTATGCCGATCCATCGTTTCGGCCAGGGCTTCCGTCGTGACGCCGACACCCGTCAGCGTGCGGCCGCCCTGCTCATGGGAAACAAGCTCGCTCGGATCGGGCGCCGTCACTGCGTCGTTCATATCAGCCTTTCATCTTCTTCGGATGGAGATAATTTCCGAGCCGGGAGGCATTCGGATGCGAGGCATGCGCCGCCGCATGCCCGATGCTGGGGAATTTTGCATGCACCTTGGCGCGAATGGCGCCCGGATTTGAGGCATAGTGCGCCATCGACAGCGCCGCGCGCGCATGCGCCTTGTTTTCGATAGGAAAGGATCGGTGAGGGCCAGCGAACGCCGACGACGGAAGCGATTTACGCGCGGCGGCTTTCAATCGAGCCATTTTCTAGCGTCCTTTCCGTTTCGAGACGTGCGCCGGTTTACCGTGCATCGAACCGCGAGCAAAGTCGCCTAACTGCGCCATCGTCATCGACCCGCGCAGTTTGCGCGCCAGGGGAAAATTCGCCCCGTGTTCCGCGGCTTGGAAGAGTCTCTGCTGCGCTTTTGATTTCGCGGGCATCGTGTCGCCGTCCTTTCCCAGGCCGCGTTTTGTCTTTCCGGACTGGCGCAGGCGGCGCCGGCCAGTCATCCGCCCGTAATGCACACTGACAGGCGGCGCAATACCAGATCTTTGTGGTCGCCCGCGGATGGTGCGGATCCAGCGCCACACGTTGCGAGCACGGCGCCGAGATGAAACAGTCGCAGACACCCAGCCGCAACTGGGGCGTCGGGATGCCGCGGCGTCGATGACTCATACTCACTCGGCCCTCTCACGGAGCCGCTGCTTCCGGGCCTCGCGGGCCTCACGGGAAAGTGATAACCACCAAGCCATCCGCTGTTCCATCTCTCGTCTCACCGCCCACTCATGGGCCACGGTCTCACGCTGGCGATCATCGTGCGCCTTCCATTGTGATTCCAGACGCGCCATCAGGCCCATACGTCATGGGCAGTGAATCAATCGCCCCGCGACATCAGACCCAATCCCAATTGCCGCCCCCGCGGCCACTTGCGCGAAGGTGTGCCGATGGGCCGTCATCCGCAGGCCGCCCGTCGCGATGCCAAATGACGCGCCGATCGCCCAGCCGCTGGCGCTCGCGCCGATGAAACTGTTCATCGTATGGCCGCTGGGCATGCCATCAGCGGCGCACCCGAGACAGGGCCTCGGCGAGTGCACGAGCGCCTTGATCACGATCGTCGTCACGTTCCCGATGCCTTCGCTCAGTGCCAGCCGCCCGAGTTGACAGCCCTTGTGTTCGCTCTGCAGCGCCTTGATCGCCGCAATCGTCGGATTGACCGCGGCCGTCGCATAGGACAACTTATCGGGAATGGTGTTCACGGGTTCCTGCGCGAAGACCGGAGCGGCCCAGAGTGCTACAATTAGAGCCAGCACACCCGCCATGCCTCTGCTCGCCGTGAGCACGCACAAATCGGCGGGTTTTTTCATTTCTTCGGACTCACCTGGGATCGGATAATGATCGCGCCTCCGGCGATTCGGATCAACTGTCATACGGTGGCCCCGGGATCGTTGGCCGTGATGTCGTAGACGAGATCCGGCATCAGCGCCGCCAGGTTCGTATCAGCCGGTGGTTGCACGGCCGCGCCGCCATCCACCATCCAGCCGTAGGTCGTCGGGCATGTGATGTATTTCCAATTGCGCATCACGAGACCGGTCGGCTGATTCGGCGCATTCAGGAAGTAACCCAGCGCGCTCATGTTCGCGCAGTTCTCAAACGTGAGGGCCTCGAGCGTGACGTTGCGAACGCCCTGGTTGAAGAACACCGCTCGCGCATCGCCCCAATTGCCATCAAATTGGGTGAACCGGCAGTTGCGGACCACCACATCATCCATTTGACCGCTCGCGTTGCGGTCATCCTTGCCGAGGAAACTGACGCCGCCCGCGGCCCAGTAGCAGACGTTGTTTTCGATCAGCACATGTTCAATGGTCGACCATGGTGCCGTGCCGTCCTGATTGCGCACCGTGAGCACGATGCTATACGCGCCTTGCCCGTCGGCTTTTCCCGCATAGCGAAGGGTGTTGTTACCCAGATACAGGTTCTGCACGCACTTCGCTTCAAAGGCGTTTTTGATTTGCGCGCCAAGGGCGAAACAGCCCGAGGGCTTAGTGAGTTCATTGTTGACGATGCGGATATTCTTCGGCATCCGATCGGCACTCGGACTATCCGCGCCGCCGAACATGATCGTTTCCGCGCCGCCGCTCAGATAACTCCCATCGACCAGTAACCCATCGCAGTCCTGCCAGCTGCCGATCACGGCGGAATCTGAGCCCACGAGCCAGATATGATCAGCGAAGCATTGCGTGATGGTCATCACCTTGCCATCGGTCTGCCAACCACGATGCTGCCCATGCTGCGGATCCCCGAGCAGTGTGCAGCGGTCAAACATGATGTGTGACCCGCGCACGGTGACGAGTTGATACTGCGGATTGCTGTTCTTCACGCCGATGCCGAGGAAGTCCACGCTATCGGCCGTCGGGAGGATGTTGATCGTTTCTGGCGCGCTACTGGTGAACCAGACGGGACAATCGGCGGTCGCTGGTCCGTCTGCGGGCGGATTCAGGGGAATGAAATGCACTGACTGCCCGATCGTCAGGGCGCCATCATAGACGCCAGGCGCGAATCGCAACGTGGCGCCTGCCGGTGCTGAATCCAGCACGGCTTGCACGCTCTGCCCCGGTGTCACGTCGATGATTGGACGAGCCGCGCCTGCCAGCGCCGTGCGGACAGAGGTCGTGAGGGTAATCGCTTGGTCGAGCGCCGCAATCATCTCCTCGTTCGTCATGCCACGTCCTTGACGGGATGTTGTTTGAGGTTCCACGCCACCAGCGCCGAGCAGAGAATCGACACCACGGTCACATAGTGCTTGGTCGGTTCACCTACGAGATCCGATTGGCCGAGAATGGCCGCGCCGAGGAAGGCCACGAGACTGGCCACCTTATAGACCTGCGCCTGCAGCCCCTCGAGGATGGTCATCGCTTGCACGCCCTTGGCGCCGCAACACGGACACATCACAGCCTTACCCCCCGCAGATCATGATCGGAATCCACGCCCCATTGAGCCAAATCATCACCGCCCGAGCCGTAGACCTGTCGGGGCAGAGGGTGGCAGGCCCGGCCGCGTAAAAGGGGCGCGAGCACTCTCCGGGCTCGTGCCCGCGCTATTACTCGCGGTCAACGTCGCTTCAAACGATCCCCCGAAGGGCGTCGACAACAGCGGCCCCGTGCCCGGGTCCGTGTAGACGCACACTTTCCCCGTCACCGCGGGATCGTCCCACAACGCTTTCATCGGATTGGCCGCCGAGACCGTCACCGTGGCCGGGTCAATCCCGCAGGCCAAGTTAGACCCAATCACGAAATCCGTCGGCGCCGAAATCGGCTGCGCCGCTCCGACGTTGTAGACCGCCATGGTCCACTTCGTGATCGTCTGCGCGAAGGCCGTCGAGGCCATCAGCGCCACAGCCAGCATGATCAACAGTCGTCTCATTGCCCCTCCAGAAACATGACAATCATCAGCCAGATCACCAGCACCACCGCCGCCACGGCCGTGGTCTGCATCACGGTCACACACTGCGGGCTAATCACGATGACACTTCGGCGCCGAGGCTGCGCGCCGCCCCATGCTCACGAGAATCAGCCCGCATCTCATTGGCCGCCGCCATTCTGATTGGCCTGCTGGGCCGCGGCTTGCTGCGCCTGCTGCTGTTGCGCCATCGCACCCGCCTGCTTGGCGTCCTGCTGCTGCGCCGCCGCAGCCTGCGCCGCCTGCGCCTGCTGGGCATCGTGCGCCTGCTGCGCGCCTTGACTAGCCGCCTGTGTGGCCGCCGAATGCTGCGCCATGGCGAGCTCGTGCGCCTGCTCGCTGGCTTGCATCCCGGCCTCGTGCGCCATCTGCAGCCCCGTCGACAGCCGCTCTTCGGCCGCCGCCGCCGCGGGATCGATCGCGCTCTTGGCCGCACTAATCCGCGCCACTTCAATCGACGCCGCGTTTTTCATTTCCTGCAGCTTGAATTCTTTTTCCGCCTCGAGCTGCGCTTTCTGCATCTCGGTCTGCGCCCGGATCTGCGCCTGCTGCAGCGCGCCCTGTTGCTTGGCCTGCTCCGTCTGGATGTATTGCTGCGCCTGCTGGAGCTGCATGCCCATCTGCTGCATCTGCGCCTGCACTTGCGGCGGGATCTGCTGGTTCGGATCCTGCGGCTGCAATTGCGGCGGCAGCGCCTTGCGGAGCTTCTCGGCAATGCCTTGCGCGCCGGGGAAGTCCAATTGCTCCACATAATCGGGCGTGGCCACCGCCGCCATTTCCGGCGGCAGATGCGGAATCAAATCGCCCAGCGCCGCGGCGCCTTCTTCACGCTTGGTGGCCATCGCTTTGCCGACATCCACCGTCACCGCATACCGGCCGTTGTTCAGATCGAAAAACTTGTGCACGGCCTTGTCCCAGCCGGGCGACTGCGGCCCGAATCCCTGCGGCAGCGGCTGGGGCACGTGCTGGGCGTTCTGCTGATAGGGCTGCCCGATCATCACTTGTTCGGGCTCATCGTCGACGCCCAGGATCTGCACAATCTGCCCGGGCCGCGTGATCTTCGGGATGACTTCCACCATCAGTTCCGCGGCATAGATCAGCGCGCGCCGCACGTTGTCGGAAAAGTTACTGTTGGCCAGATCCGATTGCGCCTGCAGCGCCTGTAGCGCGCGCCCGCTCTTTTCGTTCGGGCTCGCATGCCCAAGCGAGGCATCGCCCGTGCTGGTGGTGGCCTGCACGGCATCCTCTGAAATCCGCATCAGTTCCACGGCGGCTTGGATCGGCGGCTCGGTGGTATCGAGCGTGGGCGGCGGCAGCGGGCGACCTTCTGTGTCCATCGCATCGTAGGGCAGATACGCATGATTGATGATGTTGCGCGTCTGCCAAATCTGCTTGTAACTGGCCACCGCCTGCGCAGGCACCATCGGCGCATTCTTCGGCGCCAGCGCGAAGATTTCCATCGCGCCCGAATACGTGTAGTTGATCATCCGCTGGGCATCCATGCCCTCTTCGATGATGCCGCGAAGGACAATCTTGCCGTCGACGTTCAATTCCTCGCCGAGCACCGGCACCAGGGGAATGCGCGAGCCGAGCCATTCATACTGTTCCAGCGACTGCACGGCATTGATCTTGTCGCACTTCACGATCGGGACACGCATCGTGCGTTGCGCTTTGACCGTGCCGGTGTCGGGCTTCTCGCCTTCCACGATCCGCCCATCGTCCATCTGATAGATCGTGCGGTCCTGATAGGTGATGCGCCAATACTCCGCGATACGAATCGCTTTATCGGTCACCCACCCCTGGTTATCGCCGTCGGTCATGAAATCTTCGAGCGCCGCCACGTCCGACTTCGGATACCGCTGCTCGTATTCGTCGCGCGACATGTCCTCGGTGACGAACATGAACACGGCATCGGAGCGCGTGGGTTTCATCGCGGCCGGATCGCAGTAGACGCTGAGGCTATTCGGGATGCGCTCGAGCCGGAGCTCTTGATCCATCACGGCCGGATCGGTGATCGCGCCGTCCCACGTCTCATGGACGTATTCCGTGCGAATGCGGAACCAGCCCAGCCCACACTCGATCCCGCCATCGCCGGCCCACTCAATCGGCGATTCCCCGCGCGCCGCATTCTGCACACGCCGCAGATAGCCCTTGAAAATGTCGGCCGTGTCGACATCCGCGCCGCCGCCGTTGGGCAGCACCGTGATCCCGAATTCGGCATGTTTGATGATGTTGGACTGTTGGCGCAGCGGCTGGGAGAGCCGGTCAACCGTGAGGCAGGGCCGCGCCGGTTGCGGGGATTGACCTTGAATGGCATTGCCGCCTTCGCGCTGGAGCTTGATCGCCGGATCCCACTGGTCACCCGCCCGGAACCGCTTGGCCAGGAGCATGCGCTTGCGTTGGTCCGCTTCGGCCTCCGCGCACCGCTGCCACCGCTTCCGCGCCTCCGCAATCAGGTCCGGCTTAGCCATTCACAAAGCCCACCGGCCGATCCGCCAGGCGCCGCAACGCCTCGCGCTCGCGCTCGATATCCGGCATCGCCTGCTTGACGATGTCCCGCCAGCGCAGGGCGTTGTGCGAGTTCCGCAGGAGCCGATACTGTGTCAGCGGGGGGCAGGCCTGCAGCGTGAAGTAATCGTAAATGGCATTCAGGAGTTGATGATCTTCCCCAATCCGATGCCCGCGCCAAATCTCGCCGGCCACTTTCCGCCACCGGTCCCGGCCTTCAATGACGATGGTGAGGAGCCGCACCCGGTCGCGCTCCACCTCGCGCATAAAGGTCATGATCACGTCGGAGAGCTCGCGCTCGCGCCGCGTGGCATACCCGGCATTGGGCAGATCCGGCAGATGCAGCATACAACCTCGTCTGGTGTGCGCCGAGAGTAACACAATTAGGCGTGGATGGAACCGCCGAGCATTCCTTTTGCAGCGCCATCCGCCATGGATTTAGTCATCCTCGTCCTCGTCATGGCGATCGTCGGCTTTTTGGTGTGGCTCGTGACGACACAGATCCCGATGCCGCCCTACTGGGCAACGGCCATTCAAGTGATCGCGGTCGTCGTGTTGGTGTTGTGGCTGCTGGGGCGCTTCGTCACGATTCCGAATGTCCTTCGGTAGGCCGGAACAAGTGAATCATCAGCGCCACCAGGCCCAGCGCCAGCGACCACTTGAACCACCGCGGCGCACGCTGCGTCGTCTGGCTCAGCGTGAGCCACCCAAGGATCAGCGCCATCGCCTCATAGGCCGCCACGGCCAGAAAGAGCGCGCCCCACATCCACATCCCCGGCACCAGAGACTGCGGCTGTGTCAGGCTATAGGCCACCAGCGGCAGCGGCCGCGAGGGCAGCACGCCTTGACACGCAATCACGCGGGCATTCTAGCCCATCCAGCCCTGCGGTAAGCCGTGGAATTGTGGCGTGACGACCGGCGCTTCCTTTTTCACCTTCGCTACCGTCTGCGCGAATGTTAAACAAAGACTGTCGGCCTCGTCTGGAGATGGCACGTCCCGCGCCCGCATGTCCTTCTTCGACTCCAGCCACACCCGCTGCTGCAGATCCTCGCGCAGCCCTGGTGCGGTCAGGTCCGCCTCAAGCCGCGGGGCCTTGTCGATCGCGCCTTTCAGCAGCCAATCCTTCATCCGGCCCCACATCAGGTCGCGCATGTAGCGATACTTCCGGTCCGGGCTGTCGGCGCCGAAATTTACTTCAAGCAGATTGGTGTGGCCGAGCTCGCGGAGCCTCGTCCCCACGCTGCCCGCGATGCCGGCGCTATCAAGGAACAGCATCGCCACCCGATGCCCATTGTAAGTGCCCGCCAGCACGTCTGAGAGGCGATTGACCAGCACGGAGGGGTCTCGGGTCAGCTCTCCCGGAATTCGGATTGCCGGGATTGTTCGAGCATCTGGTCCACGGCGAAAGCGTATAACATTGGCGTCTTTCCCGCCCCACGCCAAATCACATCCGGCG